AGCACTGGTGGCATGGCTGATACTGTGGATGCTAACGACACGGATTGGTTCTAGTGTTGTGGTGTCTGCCAACAGTGAGGCGCAGTTGAGGTCAGTGACATGGGGCGAACTAAGCAAATGGGCGGCGATGATCATAAATTCCCACTGGTGGGAGATATCCGCGACGAAATTGGTGCCTGCAGTATGGATATCGGAGCTTGTCGAGAGAGATTTGAAGAAGGGTACGAGATATTGGGCAGCGGAAGGGAAGCTCTGGTCGGAGGAGAACCCGGATTCTTACGCTGGTGTGCACAATCACGATGGTATGATGCTGATTTTTGATGAGTCTAGTGGTATTCCAGACAAAATATGGGAAGTCGGGGCCGGATTCTTTACGGAAAACACGTTGCACAGGTACTGGTTCGCGTTTAGCAATCCACGGAGAAACGAGGGGTATTTCTATGAGTGCTTCAACACCAAAAGAAACTTCTGGAGAACACGGAATATCGATGCGAGGAAGGTTGAAGACACTGACAAGGCGATTTACCAGCAGATTATCGATGAATACGGTGCAGACTCCAGGCAGGCCAAGGTTGAGATTTATGGAGAGTTTCCAAGCCAGGGTGACGATCAGTTTATCGACGCGGGATTGGTTGATGAAGCTATGGATCGAAAGCCAACTTACGATCCTACGGCTCCTATAATGCTCGGTGTGGATGTGGCGCGTTTCGGTAGCGATAAGACGGTTATAGCGGTACGGCAAGGGCGCGACATTATTGCGCTGCACAAGCATACTGGATTGGATACGATGGCCGTGGTAGGTAGGGTGATCGAGGCGATTACCAAATACAAGCCTATCCTGACGGCGATTGATGAAGGCGGTCTGGGAGCCGGGGTACTTGACAGACTTCTTGAACAACAGTATAAGGTGCGTGGGATCAATTTCGGTACAAAAGCGGATTCGGCAACCTACGGCAACAAACGAGCAGAGATGTGGGGTTTGATGCGGGAATGGTTGAAGGGCGCAGTGTTACCGAAGGATCGTGAGTTACGGGCAGACATGATTGGCCCGACGTACAAGCTCAATTCAATGGGGGCGATTATGCTGGAGCGCAAAGAGGACATGAAGCGCAGAGGCGCGGCAAGTCCGGATAGCGCAGACGCAATCGCAATCACGTTCGCGTACCCGGTAGCGTGGGGTACTTCGACAAAACGGATCAAATATCCGAACATGGGTGTAATCTAATGAACACAATCCAGGACATGATCAAAGCAATCAAGAACCTTCAGGCGCGTGTTGATGCGCTGGAGGCCAAACAACCCGCACCCATCGCTCCGCAACCCGAGCCAATTATTCGCCGTGGCCGGCCGCGTAGAGCAGTAGAGGGCGAAGACGCTATTTGAGGTCAGTTATGCCAAAACTCACAGATGAAGAAATCCTGTATCGGATCGAGCAGGAAGAAGCTGTAGCCTACGGAATCAACGATTCTGAGTTATCCAATCAACGAGCACAATCCATTCGCTACTATCTTGGCGAACCTTTCGGAAATGAAGTCGAAGGGCGTTCCCAAGTTGTCAGTTACGACGTTCAGGATACGATTGAATCGTCACTCCCACAGTTAATCAAGATTTTTGCCTCTGGTGATCAGGTAGTTCGCTTCGACCCCAAGGGGCCAGAAGACGAAAAAGCAGCGCAACAGGAGACTGACTACATTAACCATGTGGTGATGGAGAAGAATAACGGCTTCGAAGTATTGTATTGCTGGTTCAAAGACGCTCTTTTATCCAAAAACGGCTATGTCAAGGTGTATGCCGAGGAAGAAGACGATGTAGAAACCGAAGAATACGCCGGATTGACAGATGGACAGCTACAAATGCTGGCCAAGAACAAAAATATCGAGATTGTTGAGCATTCCAGCTATCCAGATCCGGATCAACCGGCACAACAAGGCGCGAATCCAGCGCAAATGATGCAGATGCAGCCGATGCAAGTTGCCAATCAGCAAATGGCGATGCTGCATGACGTAAAAATCCGCGTCACCGAGAAAAAGAAGGAAATCTGCATCAAGAACGTCGCACCTGAGTCCATTATGGTGTCGGTGGATACGACAGGACTATGCCTTCAAGACTCTCGGTTTGTTCAGCATCGCGAGTCGATGACAAAAGATGATCTTGAAGAAGAAGGGTTCAACGTACCGGAAGATATTGGCTTTTCGGACACGGATTTTGCCCAAGAAGAGTCGAATGCGCGTGACTTGTACGCAGAGCAGTTCGACAGAACGACAAACGAACGTGATCAACTGCTCGTAAAGGACACCTACTACAAGATAGACGGAAAACGGATGCGTTATGTGGTGGTCGGTAATACGATTATCCACAAGGAAGAAGTTGATTGCGTTCCGTTTGCCAGTATCACACCTATGCTGATGCCTCACCGACATATCGGACGCAGCTATTCCGATCTGACGATGGACATACAGCTAATCAAATCGGCTTTGATCCGCGGGCAACTTGATAACATGTACCTGAGCAACAACGGTAGGTATGCCATCTCGGATCGCGTCAATCTTGAAGATATGCTGACCTCTCGCCCCGGCGGGGTAGTTCGGGTACAAGGCGAACCCGGTGCTGCAATCCTCCCCTTACAGCACACACCCTTCCCCGCCACCTCATTCACGATGGTTGAGTATCTTGACACCATGAAGGAGAAACGCACTGGTGTCACGGCATACAACCAGGGGCTTGATGCGGATTCGCTAAACAAGACAGCGACGGGTATCAATGCGATCATGCAGGCAGCAGCAGCGCGGCTTGAGTTGGTCGCACGGCTATTCGCAGAGACTGGTGTGAAGGAACTATTCATGCTGGTGCATCGTTTAGTTAGAACTACAGCAACAAAACCGGATATCTATCGCTTGCGAGGAGAATGGGTTGATATCGATCCGCGTTCGTGGAACAACCGCAAGGACTTGACCGTATCGGTCGGTCTTGGTACTGGCAACAAGGACATGCAGTTGCAGCATATCCAAACCATTCTCGGTGCTCAGAAGGACATCGGTGGACCGATTGGCATTGTGTCTCCACAGAACACTTACAACGCGCTGGTGAAGCTTACACAGAATGCAGGGTTCCGTAACCCAGAAGAGTTCTGGACTGACCCGACAGGGAAACCACCCCCACCGCCACCTAAAGACCCGAAACTGCAAGTCACTGAGATGACCTTGCAAGCTGATGCCCAGAAGTTCCAGGCTCAGTCTCAGATGGAGCAACAGAAGTACCAAGCTGAAGTCACAGTCGAACAGCAGAAGTTCCAAGCAGAAACACACCTTGAACAGATGAAGTTCCAGGCTGAAGCAGAACTCGCACAGCAAGAAGCTCGTATGAAGTATGAATACGAACAAAAGCGTTCTGAGAACGACATCATCATCGAACGCGAGAAGCTTCAGATGACCGCCGAACTTGAGAAGTTCAAGGCTGAACTTCAGGCGCAAACACAATTGCAGATTGCCCAGATGCAGGCCGAAGTTAATGCTCGGCAAGCACTTCAGGATGCGGCTCTGAAGCAACAGGATCAAGCGATGCAGATGCAGATGCACTCCGAGAAAATGGATGCCATGATGAAGGCCAAGACCGTCAAGCGTGACGAGCAAGGTAGGGTGAGTGGAATTGAGTGATGGCGTCGTAAAAGTACCAAAGATTCACGACGGGGTAAAGATTGATAATACCCTGATCGGTGATGTCATGCGTCAGAGAGTTGAGACATATCCTTCAAATTCGTTTGGTGAATTGACTGCTGATGCTTGGGGTATACAGAAGATGTCATTGCCATATTCCATATTTCATGGAATGTGGACTTACGATATTTCCCCGAATCAATTCTTCATGTATGAAAACGGTACTCAGGTCTACACAAGTACGAATATAACGTCTAGTAATGGCGCTGCACTTCTGTCTACAGATTCTACTAAAAGCACCTTAGTAATGGAGAGTCGAGAATGCCCCAGATATCAACCGAATAGGGGTCATTTATTTTCTACGGCATTGTGGTGTCCTGGTAAAACTCTTGATGGGGTGCGAGAGTGGGGGTTAAAGACTACTGAAAACGGTGTATATTTTCGGTTGAAGTCAGACGGAAACCTATATGCCGTTCGACGTTCAGGTAATTCTGAAATCGTAGAAGAACTAATCGATACTTCGGTGGTATCTGGATTTGATGTTCAAAAAGGAAACGTCTATGACATTCAATACCAATGGCGAGGTATCGGAAACTATAAGTTCTTCATTAATCTTCAGCTTGTCCATACGTTTTCAAATCTCGGTACATTAACTGCATTAAGTATGCAGAATCCTGCGCTTCCAGTGTATTTTGGTTGTCAAAGGGTAACGCAAGATGTAACGATGTACGCTGGGTGTGTCGATATCACAAGTGAAAACGGCATTGGCGATAGTCAGGAATATGGTATGGCGTATGCTGGGTCAGTAAATACGAATGGAACTGATAAACCTGTTCTATGTATATACAATCCCCTTCAAATTAACGGCGTAACAAATACGAGAACGATAAATATAGCGTCTATAACTGTCAACAACAACAAAAAATCAGTGTTCAGACTTTGGAGGACAAGAACCGCGTCCGATATCACCGGAGCAACATTTAAGGAGATTGGGAATGGATCATATATACAGTCTGATTCGACAAACATGAACGCAACAGCAGTTAGGGCTACCGCTGTTACTACTGCAAATATGAAACTACAGTCTGTATTTCCTGTAGAAGCAGCAACGGCACGAATTGTTGATACACCTAACATGAACATTATTCAATTTAATATGGTTAGAGGAGACTATCTAGTTTTGACTTCTAACGCTTCAACGGGGGTATCAGAAGCAGTTATTAAGTGGGGTGAGGAGATTTAATGCTACTCGACCTGTGGGGGCTGATTCAACGCAACCTGTTCCGAGGCGCGAACTCAGGAGCAGGTAAGCACCCTATCATTGTCGAAGTAGAGGGAAAACAGTTCAGGGTACCACTGGATAGCCTACCGAGTTTTCTTAAGGCGTTTGAGAAGCGTGAAGCCAAACGTCTTAAGAAAACAGAGCAGCCGAAAACAACCTACGTTGTTCTTAAAGAAGTGCCTAGAGAATACGAACCACAAGTTGCAATGTGGGTTGATGAAACGAACGATAAATTAGACTTGGTGGCCCTCGCAATCAAGGCAAAGTTGGAACAAGACGAGGAAGATGCAGTTATTCTTTTACTTTTAGGAGCATGACATGGGAAAGAAACAAGACAAGATGCCGATGAAGGGCAAGATGCCACCGAAGAAGAAGTGCTGAAATGGATCAACTCGCGGAATCGAAGCGAGGAGAGGAAGCCGAACGCCTGATGGCTAACCCTATCATGCAAGAGGCTTTCTCTAAAGTGCGCGACGGGATCATCAACTCCATGAAGGATTCAGCCTTTGGAGATGACCGAACACACCACCATCTTGTGATTGCGCTACAGATACTGGGACAGATCGAGAAGACGATCAATGATGTCGCAGTGACCGGAAAGATGGCACGAATTCAAATTGAACGCGGATTGACCGGAAAACTCAAAGCTGCTGCCGGTTTTTAACTAGGAGATAACAATGGATCAAGCACCCGTGCAATCCAGCGTAGAAGATCGTATGCTGGCTTTTGTCGAGAGAGAGCAACCTGCTCAGGAAGAAGAACGTCCTCCCGAGAGCGATGCAGAAGCCGCAGATCAGGCTGAAGAAGCAGAACAGCCGGAGGAAGAAGAGCAGCAGCAAGCTGAGGAAGAACGTATCCTCAAACTGAAGCACGATGGTCAGGAGATAGATAAACCGGAAAGTGAGGTGATCGCTCTAGCGCAACAAGGGTTCGACTATACCCAAAAGACGCAGAGGTTGGCCGAAGATCGAAAGGCTGTTGAAATACAGGCTCAGGCTATCAAGGCCCAAGAGACTGCTTTCAAACAGCAGGTTGATATTCAAAATCAACTTCTACAGGACATCGCAAAAGAAACGTCCATTGATCAACAACTCAGCCAGTACCAATCGCTTGACTGGCAAGCACTGAGCAACAGCGATCCCGTTGAAGCTCAAAAACTGTTTTTCGCGTACAACCAACTTCAAGTCCAAAAGGGCCAAGTGGCGAACGAAAGACAGCGGAAGCAACAGGAACTTACTCAGGCACAGCAAACTCTTCGCGCCAAGCAAATCGAACTTGGGCAACAGGTGCTGACCAAGGATATCCCTGGATGGGGTGAAGAGTTGGGTAAAACCCTCAAATCCCTAGGACGCGATTATGGAGCCTCAGATGCAGAACTCAATGCGCTCACTGAGCCATGGGTCATCAAGGCACTGTACGACGCCCAGCAATGGAAAAAACTACAAGCCGAGAAACCCCTTGTCGACAAGAAGGTTTCAACAGCTTCGCCAACGGTTAAACCGGGGGCAAAGAACGTAAAGAACGCTGCTTCGGCCACCTACAAGCAGAACCGCGATGCGCTTCGTAAAACTGGTAGGAGTGACTATGCGGCAAAACTTATTGAACAAATGATTTAGGAGAATCAATTATGACTGCAACACTGACTAACACCTACAATGGTGCTGGCATCGCGGAAGACTTCGAGGATATCATCTACGATATCAGCCCTGAAGATACGCCGTTCCTGAGCGTGTGCAAACGCACCAAGGCCGGTCAAACCTACCACCAATGGCAGACTGACCCGCTGGCTGCCGCCGCCGCGAACGCCCAGATCGAAGGTCTGGATAGCACGTTCGCAACGCTGTCTCCGACGACTGTTGTCGGCAACTACTGCCAGATCAGTTCCAAGACGGTGAACATCTCCGCGACCTACGATGTGGTTCGCAAGTATGGTCGCAAATCGGAAACTGCCTATCAGTTGATGAAGGCTGGCAAAGAACTGAAGCGTGATATGGAATACGCTCTGGTTCGCAATCAAGCCTCGTCTGCCGGCGGTCAAGCTACCGCACGTTCGTCTGCTGGTATTGAATCGTGGATCAGCACTCAGTCTCCGGGCAATGGCGTTAAGGCGACGGGCAACACCGCTGCAACGACCATCGGATTTGCTGCTGGTGTGGTTGCTGCTCCGACTGATGGTACGCAAGTGACCTTCATCGAAGCCAATCTGCAAACCGCTTTGGGTAACGCCTGGACTGACGGTGGCGATCCTTCGCTGATCCTGATGTCTTCGACTAACAAGGCACGTTTCTCCGCGTTCACTGGTATCGCTACCAAGTACAACGAGATCAAAGGCGCAACGCAGGGCATCATCATCGGTGCCGCGGATATGTATGTATCCGACTTTGGTAACCATACCGTCAAGATGGATCGCTTTATGCGCGATCATGCGGTTCTGTGTATCGATCCGGGCTACGTTGGTATTGCCAGCTTGCGCCCGATGGAGAAAACGGAACTCGCCAAGACGGGCGACAGTACGAAGTGGCTGCTGACCAGTGAATACTGTTTAGTGGTTCAGAACCCCGATGCCCACGCGAAAGTGTGCAGTGTAGGCGCCTAGTAACTGAGGGTGGGGCGGGGAAACTCGCCCCATTTAATATGCCGCTACTTTTCGATTACGATCCGATCACTAAAGTAAGTCAATTTTTCGATTATGATCCCATAACCGACAAAATCCACATCACGCACGAACAGGACGTATCCCAGTTCTTGGAGGAAGCCAAACGTGCGAGGGCAGAAGCTCCAATGAAAGGGAAGGTAGAAACTTTCTCGCATTATGCGATTATTCCGCCTATAGTAGAGATGGAACTTGCCAAGAAAGGCTTGCGCCTGAATGACAAGAACTGCACAAAACGATTGATACAAGAGATCGAAACCAATTACCCCGGCCTAAAGGTCACGAATAAACGGCATTCAGGATAACCATGGATAAAGACGAGTTGGTCAAATGCCAGAAGGCGATACATGAGCTTGTCGAACACAATGATTTTGAAAACGCACTACCGGTAATCTACAGTGTGTTGGAGTACCACCCAAATGATGCGCTTACGCTGCACATGCTTGGGTTTATCTGGCTACAGTCGGGTAAAGAAGCCTTCGCCTATCAGATGTTCCGAAGGGCACTCCAGGAAAACACAAAGAGTCACCAAGTCTGGACTTCCGTTGGTCGAGCCGCCTACGAACTTGGACAATTCAAGGAAGCCATCAACTGTTTCGTAGAGGCAGTCAGGATCAATCCAGAATACGTTCTAGCCTATTCCAACATGTCGGCTACCCTAGTTCATCTGTCAGATTGGGACGGGGCGCAGAAAGCCGCAGAAATGGCCCTAGAACTCGATCCAAGCGATTTGAACGCTCGGATGAACCTATCACACTGTTATCTTGCTCAAGGCCACTGGAAGGCCGGATGGGAAGCCTGGGGGCTATCTTTAGGTGGTAAGTTCAGAAAGGAATGGACGTATGGTGACGAACCGCGATGGAATGGCGAAAAGGGCAGACGCCTTGTTGTATATGGAGAACAGGGAGTTGGCGATGAGATGTCTTATGCGTCTTGTATACCTGACGCCATTTCCTGCTGCGAAAAAGTCTTTGTTGATTGCGATCCAAAACTTGAGGGTCTGTTTAGACGATCCTTCCCTGGAGCAATCGTGCATGGGACTCGACGAGATGACTCCCCAGACTGGGTGCAAAACGCAGATATCAATGCCAGATGTGCCATCGGGGGACTACCGGAATTCTTTAGACTGAAAACAGAAGACTTTCCCGGAACGCCGTACCTTGTAGCAGACCCTGAACGTAGGCTGATGTGGAAGTCCCTATTCGACGCATGGGGAGGTAAGACAGTCGGTATCTGCACCCGTGGCGGCATCAAGCGTACTAACGAGACTGGTCGAGATATCGGCTTCAACGCATGGTTACCAATACTCCACCGCAAAGGCTACAACTTTGTTAGTCTGGATTACAAGGCACGGGATACCCAGTTCTTTGAGGAGCTTCACGGCGTCAAGATTCACAAGTTCCCGTTCGCCACGGAGAGTAGCGACTACGACGATGTTGCCGCATTGATTGCTGAACTGCACTGTGTCATAGGCGTGAATACTGCCGCACTGCATTGTGCAGGCGCGTTAGGTGTTCCAACAATTGCGCTTATCCCTGAGCACATGCAATGGCGCTATGCGATTGATCCGATGCCATGGTACAAGAGTATGAAACTCTGGTATCAGAAGGGTAGTTGGGAGCACACTTTGAATGCTTTGCAATGGGATTAGGCGACTGGCTGATGGCATCCGCTCAAGTCAAAGAGGCAAACGAGCGAACCGGCAAGAAGGTCATGCTAGGAGATGGGAAAAGGTATTTCTATGAGGAACAAGTTTTCAAGAATAATCCTAGGATGGCTAAACCGGGCGAGGACTGCGTTTGGGTGGCTAATTATGGCGGTAATAGGCCTTATATTACTGGTTCTATTGATAAGCATTTTCTGTTTAATGAAGATTGGAAACCTACTCCAGGCGAGATCTGGTTTTCGGAAGACGAGAAACCGGGCAATCCACCAGAGCCATATATCATCGTAGAACCAGAGGTAAAGAATCAATTTGCTCATGGGGTGAATAAGTCATGGCCCTACTGGAAAAGTCTATTATCCGAACCATTGCCGTTTGTGCAAATTGGGACTACGGATACACCGATCTTCCCCCATATCCGAACCGAGTCTTTTCGCAAAGCACTCTCTTTACTAAGCAGGGCCACGTTGTTCGTCGGTACGGATGGCGCGTTACATCATGCGGCTGCTGCCCTTGGTATCCCTGCGGTAGTCATCTGGACAGGGTTTAGTTCTCCGAAACATCTTGGGTATGACGACCATTTCAACATCCATGATGGGTCGAAGCCTTGCGGGTACTACGGTGGGGTATGCCAGCATTGTGCAGAGAAGGCAGCAGCCATCAAACCTGAAACTGTGATTGGAGCAATCTATGAAATGTTGCCAAGGTATCTACTTACCTGACCACGAAGAGCACCTGTTGCATTTTGCGACGGCGCCAGGATGGACGTATCAGAAGTCCAAGCTGGACATGGCGATGAAGTATTGCATCCCGAGAGGTCTTGCTATCGACATCGGTGGGCATTGCGGGCTATGGTCAACGCACCTGACAAAGTTATTTGACCAAGTTGTTGCGTTTGAACCTAACCCTGACCATCGTGAGTGCTACGTGATGAACGTGGATGGTAACTACACTCTGCACCCGTATGGCCTTGGGAATAGGGATATGCGCGCTTCTCTGCATACCACGCAAGGATCAAGCGGAGATTCATGGATTGAACCAGGGGATACCATCGATATCAAGCGACTTGATTGGTTCGACTTGAAGCCGGACTTCATCAAGATTGACACTGAGGGGTTTGAATACTTCATCATCCAGGGGGGCGAACATACGATCAAAACCTGTAGACCAGTGATGATTGTAGAGCAGAAACCCGGCAAAGGCAGCCAATTCGGACTGGATGACAG